AGCGGCAGGGTCACCTCTAATTTTTGAATTACGAGCAATGGGAATACCAGTTACTGAGTTTACACCAAGCCGTGGACAGGATAAGATAGCAAGAGTTAATGCAGTTACGGATTTATTTGCCAGTGGAGTTATCTGGCATCCACCAACAAGGTGGGCAGATGAAGTTATAGAGGAATGTGCGGCTTTTCCTAGTGGAGATCATGATGACTTTGTTGACTCAACCACACAGGCGCTGTTAAGATTTAGACAAGGTGGTTGGATAAGAACAACAATGGATGATTGGGATGATGAGCCAAAGTATAGAAGGCCAGTAGAGTATTATTAATGGATTTGGTTCATATAATAGATGGGTTGATAGGAATAATTGTTCTTGGCGGAGGGTGGTTTTTAGGAACACAATCTAGAGAAATAAAAAGAATTGATATATTGTTAAACAAAACTAGAGAAGATTACGCAAAGAGAGATGACGTGACTGTAGCGATAAACAGATTAGAAGAAAAGATAGATAGAATACTTGAAAGAATTAAATGAAAAGGAGTAGCTGATGGCTATTGAAAAACCTCTTGCACCTGTTGATATAGGACCAAGAACAGAAGAAGTAGAAGAGAAAAAAGTAGAGATTGAAGTAGTCAATCCAGAAGCTGTTTCAGTTGAAACTCCAGACGGCGGAATGATAATAGATTTTGGTAAAGATGAAGAAGAATTAAATCCCTCTTTTGATGATAACTTAGCTGAGTTTATAGAAGATAGTGAACTTGACAAAATGGCTAATGATTTATTATCAAGTTTTGAATCTGACAAGCAATCCAGAAGTGAATGGGCAAAAAGTTATGTTAAAGGATTAGACTTGTTAGGAATGAAGATAGAGGAAAGACAGCAACCTTGGGCAGGATCCTCCGGAGTATTTCACCCTGTTTTGACTGAGTCTATTGTAAGGTTTCAAGCACAAGCAATGGGAGAGATATTCCCTGCTCAGGGTCCAGTTAGAACAAAAACCGTAGGAAAGATAACACGAGAAAAAACAGAACAAGCAAAGCGTGTTGAAAATGAAATGAATTATCTCTTAACCGAAGAGATGACTGAGTATCGTGATGAAACAGAGCAAATGCTCTTCAAACTTCCTCTCGCAGGATCAGCGTTCAAAAAAGTTTACTATGATCCTCTCTTAGAAAGACCGTGTGCAATGTTTGTTCCTGCGGAGGACTTTGTGGTGTCTTATGGTGCATCAGATTTAATGACTTGCGAAAGATACACCCATGTAATGAAAAAGACACAAAACGAAGTTCTTAAATTACAAAACAATGGATTTTATCGTGATGTAGAAATACCTGAGCCTCAGCCAGAGTATTCTGACATACAGGAAAAGTATGATGACTTAGATGGAGAAGCAGCAACATTAGAAGACGATGATAGGCACACCCTTCTTGAAATGCATGCAGACATAGAGCTTCCAGAACCTTTTGAAGAAGAAGACGGAATAGCAAGACCTTATGTCGTGACAATAGAAAAATCTTCTAGAACAATATTATCTATTAGGAGAAATTATTATGAAGACGATCAAAAGAAAAAGAAAAGACAATTTTTTGTTCATTACAAATATTTACCGGGACTTGGTTTCTATGGCACAGGTCTCATACACCTCATTGGCGGGCTGGCTAAAAGCGCTACAAGTATTCTTCGTCAACTTATTGATGCTGGTACTTTATCTAATTTACCAGCTGGTCTTAAAGCTAGGGGTTTACGCATCAAAGGGGATGATTCGCCTCTCATGCCGGGTGAGTTCCGTGACGTTGACGTACCGGGTGGTGCAATTCGTGACGCGATTACTTTCATTCCTTACAAGGAGCCAAGTTCCGTCTTGTACCAGTTACTCCAAAATATCGTTGACGAGGGGAGAAGGATTGGCTCCGTTGCAGATATACAAGTTGGAGACATCAACGCGCAAGCGCCAGTAGGAACCACACTTGCTTTGATGGAGCGTTCCATGAAAGTCATGTCTGGAGTTCAGGCCCGTTTACATGCCGCGCTAAAGAAAGAGCTTAGATTATTATCTTTTGTTGTAAGAGATTTTATGTCTGATCAATATGCCTATGAGACAGAAGGTAATTTCTCAAGATTAAAAGATTTTGACGATAGAGTTGATGTTATTCCAGTGTCTGATCCAAATGCTGCAACTATGTCTCAACGTATCATGCAATATCAAAGCGCGTTACAATTGGCTCAACAAGCGCCACAACTTTACGACATGGGCAAATTGCATAGGCAGATGTTAGAAGTTTTAGGAATAGATCAAGCAAAAGAAATAATAAAACTGCCTGATGAGATAAAGCCTGCTGATCCAGTAACAGAAAATATGGCAATGTTAAAACAAGAGCCAGTAAAGGCATTTAAATATCAAGACCATGAAGCACATATACAGGTTCACATGGCGGCAATGGAGGACCCAAAACTCAGAGAAATTGTTGGTCAGTCCCCTTTTGCACAAGCTATACAAGGTGCTATGACTGCACATATTACTGAACACGTTGCATTCCAGTATAGAAAAGAAATAGAGGAGAGGCTTGGTGTTCCAATGCCAGATGAAGAAAAGCCTTTACCAGAAGATGTGGAAGAAGAGCTTTCTAGAGTTACTGCTGAAGCTGCTTCAAAGCTATTGCAAAAGAATACAAAAGAAGCACAAGAGCAAGAACAAAAGAAACAAGAGCAAGATCCACTCACTCAAATTCAAAGAAAAGAGCTTGAGATAAAAGAAACAGAGCTACAGCACAAGATTGCAATGGACAAGGCAAAGCTTGATTTAGAGAAAATGAAAGCTGAAACAAATGAAGATGTCCAGATGGAAAGAATTAAATCTGAAAACAAAAGAGAAGGTGCGAGACTTGCTGTAGATATGGCGAAAGAAAAAAATAAAATAACCAAAGAAGGTGTAGAATTAGCTATGGATTTAACAGAAAAGATGGATAAGAATGCGTAACGAGACTTTATATTCTCCAATTTTAAAAAAAATTAGAGAGGAAAAAGAGGCTGTTACAATTCATATGGCCAATGGAAGGCCAAAAAATTTTGAAGAATATCAAAGACTTGTGGGAAGACTTGAGGGTTTGCAGTTTATTGAAGAAGAAGTTTTAGGCATTGAAAAAAAATTTATTGATGATTAAGGGGTTACAAATTGTCAATAGGTGTGTATAGTTAAAATTAGGCTAGTATGTCTAGCACGGGAATGACCCCGCATGGTAACGGTGAGCCATAATCACTGCAAAAAGGAACAGAGATGTACTCTGCAAAAAAAGTAAACTATGAGGAAGATTTAAAATTAAAGCTTCCTGAGCCAAAAGGTTATAAGCTGTTAATAGCTATCCCAAAGGTTGAAGAGAAAACGAAATCAGGCGTTTATATGCCGGACACTCTAACAAAAATGGAACAAACAGCATCAATAATAGGTCTTGTCGTAGAGATGGGAGAAGACGCGTATAAAGATGATCAAAAGTTTCCAAATGGCCCTTACTGCAAAAAGGGTGATTTTGTTATATTTAGATCCTATTCTGGAACTAGATTTAAAGTAGAGAGTGAGGAATTTCGTTTAATTAATGATGACACTGTGGAAGCAGTTGTTGATGACCCTAGAGGATTTACAAGAATATGAGTGATAATACAGCTGAAAAATTAGAAAATGAAGTTAGCGAAGAGCAACTTGATTTAGAAGTGGAGGTAATAGATGACACTCCAGAGGAAGACAGAAATAAAACAAGGAACGAAAACGCTCCTAAAGACAATATCCCAGAAGAAGAGGAAATTAAAAATTATTCTGAGGATGTGCAAAAGAGACTTAAAAAACTTAAATATGAATATCATGAAGAGAGAAGAGCTAAAGAAGCGGCTGAAAGAACTCAAAACGAAGCTGTTAAAGCTTTGGAAAAGGCTCTTGCAGAAAATAAAAAATTAAGAAAAACACTTGATGACGGAGAGGGTGTATTAGTCGATCAAGCTAAGAAAAGAGTTACAGCAGAAATAGAAACTGCAAAAAGAGAATATAAAGAGGCATATGAATCTGGTGATGCAGATAAAATACTAACTGCACAAGAGAAGTTAAATAAAGCGCATAACGAGCAGTTTAGAGTTGAGTCTTATAAGCCACCAGTAAGGGAGGCTGAAAAAGAGGTTTCCTTTCCCTCTGATAAAAGTAAGCCTCCTGTTCAAAAAAGGCCTGAGCCAACAACCGCAGATAAGGCTTGGCTAGAGAAGAATGATGAATGGTTTAATAAACCCGGATATGAGGAAATGACTGGGTTTGCTTATGGAATACATGAAAAACTTGTAAAGGCTAATATAAATCCAACATTAGAGCCTGATGAGTATTATAAAAGAGTTGATGATGGGCTTAAACAAGCCTTTCCTAAATATTTTAACAAGCAGAGCGTGGAAGAACAAGAGGTTGAAGCATCGCCACGAACTGCTGGTACCGTGGTTGCCCCGGTAGATCGAAGTGCAAAAAAACCACGCAAAGTGCAATTAACCTCTACCCAAATCGGTCTCGCAAAACGACTTGGGCTTACCCCTGAACAATATGCGCAACAATTATTGAAGGAGTCAACAAATGGCTGATAATGTTTTTGATAGAGAATCAAGAGAAGCAAATACTAGAGAGTCTGAAAAAAGAAAAGTAACATGGCAAAGGCCATCTGCTTTACCTGACCCTGCACCACAAGAAGGAGTTGAGTTCCGTTGGATCAGAACATCTTCACTAGGTCAAAGCGACATGACTAATGTTTCTTCAAAGTTTCGTGAAGGATGGGAGCCAGTAAAGCTGGAAGATCATCCGGAGTTAAAAGTATTGCCAGATGTGGATTCAAAATTCAAAGGTAATGTAGAGGTTGGAGGATTGCTACTTTGCAAGAACTCCAAAGAAAACATGGAGGCCAGAAGAGATTTTCAAAAACAGCAGGCAGATTCACAAATGTCAGCTGTTGATAATAATTTCATGAAGGAATCCGATCCACGTATGCCCGTTCTCAAACCAGAGAAAAGCACACGCACTTCGTAATGTAATTTTAATTTTAAGGAGACAATTATGTCAGCAACAGCAGCTCCTTTTGGATTAAGACCAGTAGGTAACTTAGGTGGAACATATAACGGTTCTTTCCGTCAGTATCCTGTTCTATCATCATATTCCACAAGAATATGTTTTGGTGATGTTGTAAAACTAGTAGATGGTGGATCAACAACAACAATTGAAAAAGATACTGGGACTACCTCGGCTACTCCAATAGGTATTTTTTTAGGGTGCAGATTTATTGATGTCAGCACTAAACAATTAACTTTCAGTCAGCAGTGGTCTGGAGCAGCTCATACAGAAGGAATGGCTTATGTATGTGATGATCCAAACATCTTGTTTGAGGTTCAAGCAAACGCCACTGTAAATGATGACGATATTGCAGCAAACGTAGCGTTAGTACAGGGAACTTCAAGCGCTACTTTGGGAATTTCTAGAGTATCAATTAATATGAGTACAGCAGCTACTACAGCATCATTACCAATCAGAATTGTAGATTTTAAAGGCGGTTTTGATGGTGATGAAAAAGGTACTGCATTTCCAATAATGCTATGTAAGTTCAATACAGGTCATCAACTTGGTATTGGTGTAGTTTCTGGTAACGCACCGTCAGCAGCTTAATAGGGAGATTGAAATATGGCTATATCAAGAGCACAACTCCTTAAAGAGTTGTTACCGGGCTTAAACGCATTGTTTGGCTTGGAATACGAAAAGTATGAAGATGAACATACTCAGGTATATGAAGTAGAAAATTCAGAGCGTAGCTTTGAAGAAGAAGTGAAGTTGTCAGGTTTTGGTGCAGCTCCTGTAAAGCAGGAAGGTGCAGCAATATCATATGATACTGCACAAGAGTCTTTTACTGCAAGATACAACCATGAGACTGTTGCAATGGGCTTTTCAATAACAGAAGAAGCAATGGAAGATAATCTTTATGATTCTCTTTCTGCTCGTTATACAAAAGCACTAGCAAGAGCAATGGCTTATACTAAGCAGACAAAAGCAGCTTCATTGTTAAACACTGGTTTTGATACCTTTCAAAGTGGTGATGGTGTTACATTATTTAACACAGCTCACCCGACTGTTCAGGGTGGTAACCAGAAAAACAGACCGTCAACAAATTCTGACTTGAACGAGACTTCTCTTGAGCAAGCAGTTATTGATATTGCAGCTTTCGTAGATGAAAGAGGCTTATTAATTGCAGCAAGACCAAGAAAGTTAATTGTTCCACCAGCATTAATGTTTGTGGCAACAAGGCTTTTACAGACAGAATTAAGAACTGGTACTGCTGATAATGATACAAACGCATTAAGAAGCAATGGTTCAATACCAGAAGGCTTTGCGGTAAATCATTATCTCACAGATACTGATGCTTTCTTCTTAACAACAGACATTCCAAACGGAATGAAAATGTTTGTAAGAACACCAATGTCAACATCAATGGATGGAGATTTCAACACAGGCAATGTTAGGTACAAAGCTCGTGAGAGATACTCATTTGGTGTATCAGATCCTTTAGGTGTCTACGGTTCACCGGGAGCCTAAATAAAATAATTAAGGGCGGTTACAAACCGCCCTTTTTCATATATAATATAATTACCTTGACGAAGAATTAACTTCGACATTTGCCAAGACAAGGAGATTTACATGGCTAATACAACTTTTTCGGGTCCAGTCCGTTCTGAAGGTGGTTTTACTACCGTAAGTAAGAACGCAACAACTGGAGTTTTCACAACTCAATCCAGCATAAACTCAAGTGGATTTGCATCTTTAGACGCAAATAAACTTTCTACAGAAGCAGGAACTGGTATCACAGGTGGTACTGGAACTATTT